GGGAGAAGCCGGAACACGCCGAGGTCGTCACGCTCCTCATCGACACCGGAATGAGGCCCAAGGAACTCTATAGCTTGGCCCCTCGGGACGTGGACCTGAAGCACGACACCATCACTATCTGGAAGACGAAAACCGACCACCCTCGCACGGTCTACATGACCAAGCGGGTCAAGGACATCGTCTCGCGTCGTGTAAGTGCAGTCACTGCACCGACCGCCAAGCTGTTCCCCTATAACAACGCTTGGCTGCGGCACACATGGGATCGAGCGAAGCTGCAACTTGGGTACGCCCACGACAAGCAGTTCATCCCGTACATCTGCCGCCACACATGCGCGTCCCGGCTGGTTCAGCGCGGGGTGCCGATCAACGTGGTCAAGGAGTGGATGGGTCACAAGACCGTCCAGATGACCATGCGTTACGCCCACCTAGCTCCGCAGAACCTGAAGGCTGCGGCAAGTGTCTTGGAGGCTGCTGAATGATCCGAGAGGAACAACAGCGTTCGTGGGTCGCCAAGCTCCAATACCCCGGCAAGAAACCGTGCTGGTTCGGTACGGTCCTGACGCGGGTAGACGCCCCACTCCATGAGGTTGAGGCCGAGGTCTGGAAGAGATGGGACGAAATCTTCCCATCAGACACCCCTCGCCCCGGCCTCGTAGAACTGAAACCGGGAGCAATCTTCTTCGTCCCTGAAAAGGAGGCCGCTTGATGAAACGTAGACCACCTGTCCCTGTCGTCCGGTACTTCGCCTTCGTGATGCCGGTCTATGATCGAGGCGCGGACGATGACGAACACCACGTCTACTCGCCTGCCGAGGAATGGGCCTTGGCCGAGAGCTTCCTCGTCCTCGGATGGGACCTAGATGCTCAAGAGTGGGTCACTCTCGGGACCTATGAGGACACCGAGTTCAAGACCGCCAAGCGCCACGCTCGGGAGCATCATGAGAGTGTCTGCGAGAGGTTGGGGATGCTCCCCTACTTCTCTCGTAGAAGTGCAGTGACTGCACCACAGATCGACCAACTAGACACAATGTCTAGCATAGTCTATCAGAGCAGCGATGTGACGGGGAATGTCTCAAAGCTGTGACGGAGACCCTTTCCCGGTGACGCGGGTGTGGCGGAATTGGTAGACGCGGCGGATTCAAAATCCGTTGTCCCTCAAAGACTTGCCGGTTCGAGTCCGGCCACCCGTACCAATCCGCACTAGTCTCAAAAGAGACCGTGTGACGGTGCGTCCCGAGGAACAGTTCTCGAAACCCTTGCTGGATAAGGCTTTCCGGCAAGGGTTTTTCTTTTCCCCAATTAGTTCCTTGACCGCAACAGTTCCTGTGACGTAACGTCGTGTGACGTGACGGGGCGGAAACCTGTGACCGAAAAACCCTCACCCTCAGTGTTTCGGACCCTTCGGTCCCCCTCTCCCGTCACAAGGCGCGGCCCTCTGTGACCGAAAAACCCTCACCTTTAGCCATGCCCTAGAGGCCCAACCAAAGGAGAAAGACCTATGGATACCATCCTTGAGACCTCCTCTAATGAAGTCTCCATCTCTCTGTTCGACCGTCAGATTGAGCTTGAAGAGAAGATGCTCGTTGCTGGTAGGGAGAACTTCTACAAGGCCATTGAACAGGCCAAGGAGCGGGGAGAAGAGGCAGGGACCACCTATGGTCAGCGTATCCTGCGTAAGCTGGTCCTTCCCATGACGAAGGCCATTGAAGGCTTCGTGTCTGAGGCGTCTTCCGGCAAGGCCGGTCGCCGTCACACGGCTCTGAAGTACATCGACCTCCTTGAACCCGAGGTCGTCTCCTATCTCACCCTCAAGACGGTCCTCGATAGCATCACCAAACAGGATACGTTGCAGCGTACCGCTATCCGCATCTCCAATGCGATCCAAGACGAGGTGCGTATGCTCAAGTTCAAGGAGGCGAACCCGGAGCGTTTCAAGATTACGATGAGCAAGGTCGATGCTGCGACCACTCGTCGCCACAAGCAGCGGGTCGCCCGCATCATGGCGAACCGTGCAGGCGTCCACCTCGATTGGCCGGATGCTGACATGATCCACCTCGGAACCAAGCTGGTCGAGCTTCTCCGTGCCTCGACGGGGCTGGTGGACATCCAGCATCAGACGGTCGGGCCGAAGGACACCCAAATCTTCGTGGTCGCTACGGCCTCCACGATGAAGTGGATCGACAACGCGAACGAGCAAATGGAAATCCTCGCTCCCGCCTACTATCCGACCATCATCCCGCCGAAGCCTTGGGTCTCCCCTTGGGATGGCGGCTACTGGTCGGGATTGGTGCAGCGACTCCCCCTAGTGAAGACCCGCAATCAGAACTACCTTGAGGAGCTTTCCAACCGGGACCTCTCTCAGGTTTACGATGCGGTCAACGCCATGCAGGACACCCCTTGGCAGATCAACAAGGCTGTCTTGCGGGTCCTGAAGGAGGCGTGGGAGACCGGAGCGCGGATCAAGAACATGCCGCCTCGGGAGAACGACGCCCTCCCCTCCAAGCCCGACAACTTCGACACCAACGAAGCCGCTCGGAAGGAGTGGAAGAAGGCTGCGGCCAGGGTCCATGAGAGGAACGCGAAGCTGAAGTCCAAGCGCATCCAGCTTCGCAAGATCATCCAGCTTGCGGATCAGTTCAGCGAGTACGAGGAAATCTTCTTCCCGTATCAGCTTGACTTTCGGGGCCGGGTGTATGCGGTCCCCATGTTCCTCAACCCGCAGGGACCCGACCACGCTAAGGCCCTACTGACGTTCGCCAATGGGAAGAAGATCGGGGATGGCGTAGCCGCTGGCTGGCTGGCGATCCACGGTGCCAACACCTACGGCTATGACAAGGTCTCGCTTGAGGACCGGATCGAGTGGATCGAGGAGCGCCGGGACCTGATCGTCGCCGCTGCCGAGGACCCGCTCGGGGAAGGCTTCGAGTTCTGGACGAAGGCCGACAAGCCGTGGCAGTTCCTCGCGTTCTGCTTCGAGTGGGCTGGCTTCCAGAAGGAAGGCTTCGACTTCGTGTCCTCCCTTCCCATCGCCCTCGACGGGTCCTGCAACGGGCTTCAGCATTACAGCGCGGCCCTGCGTGATCCGGTGGGAGGCGCTGCGGTGAACCTCCTCCCGGCGGACAAGCCCAACGACATCTACGGCACGGTCGCAGGCGTTACGTTGCAGCTTGTGCAGGCTTTCGCTTGCCCTAATGGTTCCTCTATCGGAACCGTTTCGGACAAACAGCTTGCCAAGTGGCGGAAGACTTGGACCGAGCATGGGATTGACGAGGTCGAGATGGCGAACCGCTGGCTGGCCTTCGGCATCGACCGTAAGGTGACGAAGCGTTCCGTCATGACCCTCCCCTACGGGTCCACTCAATACTCCTGCCGGGAGTTCCTTGAGGAGGCCGTGAGGGACAAGCTCGATGAGGGCAAGGGCAATGTCTTCGCCAACGGAGACAGCGACGGGGTCTTCAAGGCTACCATGTGGCTTCAGCCGCTGGTCTGGTACGCTATCGGAGAGGTAGTGAAGGCCGCTCGGATCGGTATGGATTGGCTCAAGGAGTGCGCCCGCTTGGCGGCTGCGGAAGGACTGCCTGTCACTTGGCAGACCCCCGATGGCTTCCTTGTGCAGCAGTCCTACCATGACACCAAGCCGCGCCGGATCGACACCCACCTCGACGGTCGCATCCAGTTGGTCATCAGGGAGCAGAAGCCGGAAATCGACAAGCGGCGTCAGCAGCAGGGCATCGCGCCGAATTGGGTTCACTCGATGGACGCCACCGCTATGCGGAAGTTCATCAACCTCGCCTATGCTAACGGCATCGAGCATTTCGCTCTGGTGCATGACAGCTACGGCACGGTGGCTGCGGACGTGGAGATGATGACGGCCTGCCTGAAGAAGGCGTTCGTCCAACTCTACACCGAGCGTGACCCGCTGGCCGAGTTCCGGGTGGACATTGCGGAACTCCTCTCGGATGCAGCCTTGGCGATGCTGCCCGAGTTGCCCGAGAAGGGCACGTTGGATGTCGCTTTGGTGGAGGAGTCCGACTTTTTCTTTGCCTAAATAGTTCCTCAGAAGGAACAGTTCTGAGAGGGGATCGAGTGCAGTCACTGCACCGGTCCCCTTTTTCCATTTCCCCTCACCTTCACTGCGAAGAACGCAGCCAACACAGGAGGTCTCATGAAACTACCGTTCACTGTCCTCTTCGTCGGCGGCAAGGCTGTCGAAGTCGAAGCTGTCACCGACACCGGAGCAGGCCGCTTCTACTGGATTCGTAGCCCGCAGGGCGAACTCCTCAAGTTCCCGGCTTGGGCCTTCCAATAAACCCTCACCTTCACTCAGGAGAACCGCTCATGAGAATGACCATTCGCATTGGTGCGGCATACGACGATGTCATCATCGACGGGCATCGTTTCGACCGCAGCAAACTCGACAAGCATCAGCGTCGTGCGATGTCCGAACTGATTGTCGAGACCCTCTTCCCGAAACCTCAAACCCGCAAGCCTCGTAGGAGAAAGGCCCATGCGTAAGGACGTTGTTTACGAGCAACTCATCAACGCAGATCGTCAGCAGACTGCACTCGCTACCTTCCATCTTCTCGATACGCTGCAAGCGTTCCACCATAACCGGGGACTTCAGATCAACGCAGCGTTCCTCCTGGCTGTCCTCATGGCCGAACACCTCGGCGTCGAAGTACAGGAGGCCATGACCACCGCGAAGAACTTGCTCCGCACTCATGACGACAAGCTCGCCACCGAGTTCGAGGCAATCCGCTGGTATCTGCGGGAGGAAGTGAAGTGATCCGTCATGTGGTGGGTCTGTCTCTTGCTCTTTGTCTTGCTGTCCTCCCGGCGCAAGCAAAGGGGGTGAGCGTCTCCGCTCGACCCTCCGTCTCTGTCGCTCGACCGTCTGTGCCGAACGTCCGTCCTTCGGTCCCATCCGTGCCGCGTACAGTCACTGCACCGACACCTCCACCGGCACCGAAGGTCAACCCGTATGTCAAGCCGAGTGAACCATCCGGTTCCGAGCGCAAGCCGACATACGCACCTGTCCTGAATAAACCCTCACCTTCACTGTCGAAGCCATCCGATCCCAAGACCCATTCGTGGTTCTGGTTCTGGTGGTTTTGGGATGACGACGACGATGACGAAGAGGACGACGACTAATGGCTCAGTCTCTTCTCATCATCGTCGCTCTCTACTTCGGACAGCCCGTCGCCACGATGGAGTTCGTGGACAGTGAAACGTGCATGGACAAGGCCCGCTCAGTGGTCCGCGTCCTCAACACAATGGAAGGCTTCACCGATGCAGAAGGATTTTGCAAAGCCACAGACCAACGAAGCGCCTGACCTTCCGGTCTTCGACAGCAACAAGTCCGCTCTCGCAACCGCCATCTCCCTTTGGAGAGCCGGTAAGAAGATCGACCTCACGCTCTACGCGGAGTTGGTCGAACAGGGGTACGACGTTCCGTCCCTTGAGCGGTTTTATCGTAAGTAATCGGTCCCTTGAAAGGAACTAATCATGACCGACCTGAACACCCTCGACGCTCTCGAAATCCCCACTGAGGTTGTCACCGTCACTGCCGCTCAGGACGGACAGCACATCGTCCTCGGTCTGCGTGACCGCTCGGGCGACACCGCTGCCGTGGTTCTGAATGAGGATCAGATCATCGCTCTCTGTGACCTCATTCGCCAAGCCTACCTCTCGTCGCTGGCTGGCGTCCCCTTCTTCAAGGGTATGGCGCGTCCGGTCTTCGAGAACCCCTCCGTCAAGAACTAACCGGTGCAGTCACTGCACTAATCCTCCGCTTCCTCCAATCACTCTCATTCAAAGGATCAAGACAATGGCTGCTACCGCTTCCGAAATCCGTGCTTATGCCGAGGCCAACGGCATCAACGTCCAGCAACTGACGGACCTCGACATCTTCGTTGAGGGCGTCCAGGTCGAGAGCCTGAAGGATGTCGGCCCTTCCGAGGCCGGTCCCTACCTGATGGCTGCGAACCTGTCTGCCGCTATCGGCATGAAGGTCGAACTCCGGTTCTCCGACATCGGCGTCTACGAGATGGCGAACATGGCCTTCGCAGACCGCACGAACATCTCCGTGACCCTGCGGGACGCTTAATCGCGTCCCCTTGGTTCCTTCATCGCAACTGTCTCTTCACTGGAACTATGCAATGGCTGACAATAAGCGTCCGAAACTGCCCTCGTTCATCACCCCGAAGCTGGTCTTCAAGTTCCCGAAGCTGATCGAGCCGGACTACGGTTCGACCGAGTATCCGAAACCGGATGGTGAGTTCTCCACCAAGGGCATCGCCAAGTTGAGCGATCCCGCCGTGCAGGCTTTCCTCCAGAAGCTGAACCCTCTGCATGAAGAGGCCATCGCCAAGGCCGAGGAGGAGTTCAAGAAGCTGAAGGTGGAGACCCGCAAGAAGCTCGGCAAGGTTCAGGTCAACGACCTCTTCACGACCCTCTACGATCAGGAGACCGAGGAGCCTACTGGCGACATCGAGTTCAAGTTCGCCATGAAGCACCGGATCGAGATTAAGAAGGGTCCGAACGCGGGTAAGGTCATCACCAAGTACCCGGCTCTCTTCGACGCGAAGGGCAAGCCGATCATCGTCCGTGACAAGCAGGGCAAGACCCTCGCCAACGCTCCGCAGATTTGGGGCGGCACGGTCGGCAAGGTCTCATTCGAGGCTTCCCCGTATTTCATCCCCGGCACCGGTGCGGCTGGCCTGAAGCTGGCGCTCACCGCTGTCCAGATCATCGACCTTGTGTCCGGTGGTCAGCGTTCCGCATCGAGCTACGGCTTCGGTGAGGAAGACGGCTACGAAGCGGAAGACTTCGACAACGAGACCTCGGAGGATACCGAGGCAGAAGGTAATGGCGACGAGGCGTCGAACGACGAAGACGACGACTTCTAAGCGCAAGCCTCGCCTATGGGGCGGTCCCCTCAGTGGGACCGATCCCGGCCTAGAACATGGGTTCCGTAGTGGCCTTGAAGACAAGGTCGCTGCGGAGCTTGAGGCGGCTGGCGTCCCGGTTGTCTACGAGAACCCGGACAGTGTGATCCACTACGTCAAGCCCGCGACCAAGTCTCGATACACCCCCGACTTCGTCCTCCCCAACGGCATCATCGTTGAGACCAAAGGACGGTTCATCACGGCGGATCGTAAGAAGCACCTTCTCATCAAGCAGCAGCATCCCGAGAAGGACATCCGGTTCGTCTTCTCCAATTCCCGTCAGCGTATCTCGAAGCAATCGAAGACCACCTACGGAATGTGGTGCGAGAAGTACGGCTTCCAGTACGCGGACAAGAGCATCCCCGAGGAGTGGCTGAAAGAGCCACCCAAGAGAAATGCGTAAGATCACCCACATCGTAATCCACTGCACCGCAACGCCTGCGGGCAAGGAGGTGACTGTCAAAGAGATAGATCGTTGGCACCGTGCCCGTGGCTTTGCGAAGATCGGCTACCACTATGTCATCCACCTCGACGGCTCCGTCTCTGTTGGACGTAAGGAGTCCGAGGCGGGCGCTCATGTGGCAGGCCATAACGCAACCACCATCGGCATCTCCTATGTCGGTGGCGTCGATGCAAACGACATCAACAAGGCTCGGGACACCCGCACTCCCGCACAGAAGGCAGCGATGGAGAAGCTCGTTCGTGAGTTGCTCACTCGCTATCCTGGCGCTGAAGTCCTCGGCCATCGTGACTTCCCCGGCGTAGCCAAAGCCTGCCCGTCATTCGACGCTCGGGCATGGTGGAAGTCCGTCGATAAGGTTGTCCCTGAAATGGGACCGGTCGAGTTCGTGCAGGCTGTCGAGGGGGACACCCTCTCGAAGATCGCCCGCGAACACGGCATGAGCCTCACTGAAATTCGCAAGCTCAATCCCGGCGTGGAGGAGCTTCGGATCGGACAGAAGGTCCGCGTGGTGTAGTGCAGTCACTGCACCCTTAACCCTCACCTTCACCCTGAACCCCTCGGGCCTCCGCTCGGGGGGTTTTGTTTTTCCAGCTTCTAAGCATCCAACATCAGGAAAGGAAAGACGATGAACGGTCTCGCAAGAGCCATCAACCTCTCGCCTCTCGCCAAGACGATCTTCGCCCACATCGAGCGGGCTGGTTCCATCTCGGCGCGTGAGGCAATGGCCGACTACGGCATCACCTCTGCCACCCTCTCCCGTCGCATCGTGGACATCGAGCGGGCTGGCTTCACGGTCGTTCGTGAACGGAAGAAGCATCCGATCACCGGACGCCACTACACCCGCTACTCCATCGCTCAAGAGGAGGCTGCGTAATGCTGCACCCTCTGACGGAACACTTCGTCCAGCTTCGCACGATCCGCTGGAACACCCTCGTCGGCAAGATGCAGTTCGTCCGCGAGGAGAAGAACCACATGGTCTTCCTGCACCCCACCAAAGGCTACCGGAAGATCGCCAAGAAGAGGCTCGGGATCAGTGAGTAGCCGCGAATACTACCCCGAGTACACCATCGTCCCGGCCATCCTGGCGGTCGGTCTCATTCTCGCAATCATCATCGGAGTTTTCTCATGACCGTTGGTCTCATCCTCCTCGCTGGCCTCGTCTCGTTCCTCATTGAGGTCGCCATCGCGGCTGGTCTGGTCGGTGGCATTACTTGGCTGATCGGCGCGGAAGTCACCGTGAGCGCAGCCATCGGCTTCGGCCTCGCTATCATCATCGGGCGGAACCTTCTGGCTAGTGCCTTCAAGTAATGTCCGACGACAGCGAGTTTCTCGAACACATTCCGTGCGAGAACTGCGGTAGCTCAGACGCCAACTCGCTGTACTCGGACGGTCATCAGTATTGCTTCGCCTGTGAGGCTTATGTGCCTCCGGGCGAAGACGCTCCAACGAACCAAAGGAGGACGAAGCGCATGGCAGGCTTCGTGTCAGGTGCAGTCACTGCACTTGGCAAGCGTAAGATCAACGAAGCGACGTGTCGTAAGTTCAACTACCAAGTCGGTGAGTACAGTGGTCAGAAGGTCCAGATCGAGAACTTCCTCGATGACGCTGGCAACCTGATCGCGCAGCACCTCCGGTTCCCCAACAAGGACTTCGTGTGGCTCGGAGACAGCAAGAACGCTGGTCTCTTCGGTCAGCACCTGTGGCGCGACAAGGGCCGCATGGTGGTTATCACCGAGGGAGCCATCGACTGTCTCACCGTGTCGCAGCTACAGGACAACAAGTGGCCGGTGGTGTCCCTCCCCTCTGGCGCAAGCCGTGCGAAGAAGGACATCGCTCGGGCGCTTGAGTGGCTCCTCGGCTTCGAGGAAATCGTTCTGTTCTTCGACAACGACGAGGCAGGCCGGAAGGCCGTCGAGGAGTGTGCCCCTCTGTTCCCTCCGGGTCGATGCAAGATCGCCCGCATGGCTGACTTCAAGGACGCCAATGAGGCGCATCAGGCGGGCCGGTCGAAGGACATCATCGACGCTATTTGGGGAGCCAAGGTCTATCGCCCTGACGGGGTCATCAACGGTGCCGAGATGTGGGACAGCCTCACCTCGGACGATGAAATCCTCGACAGCGCCGACTACCCTTGGGACGGACTAAACACCATCACCCACGGCTTGCGCTGCGGGGAGCTGGTCACGATCACCGCTGGTTCCGGCATCGGTAAGTCCGCGCTGGTCCGCGAGATTGCTCACTTCCTTCTCATGAATGGTGAGACGGTCGGGATGCTCATGCTTGAGGAAAGCACGAAGCGTACCGCGAAGGGCCTCATGGGTATCACCATGAACAAGCCCATCCACCTCGACCTGACCCCTTGGTCGGAACTCCCGCCCGAGGAGAAGGAAGCCCGCAAGGCTGCGTATGATGCAACGGTCGGCTCCGGTCGGCTGTACCTCTATGACCACTTCGGCTCGACTGAGGTGGACAACCTACTCAACCGTATCCGCTACCTCGCTAAGGGGTGCGGGTGCAAATACATCGTCCTCGATCACCTCTCGATTGTGGTGTCTGGTCTGGATGACGGTGACGAGCGCAAGGCCATCGACGTTGCGATGACCAAGCTCCGCACCCTTGTTCAGGAGACCGGCATCTGCCTCATCATGGTTTCCCACCTGAAGCGTCCCTCCGGGGACCGGGGCCATGAGCAAGGCGCTGAGACCTCCCTCGCTCAACTGCGTGGTTCGCACTCCATCGCCCAACTGTCGGACATCGTCATCGGCCTGGAGCGCAATCAGCAGGACGAGAAGACCAAGAACATCGTCACAGTCCGCATCCTGAAGAACCGCTTCTCCGGTGAGACCGGGATCGCTTGCCATCTCCACTACGACAAGGAGACCGGGCGGCTGGCGGAAGTCAGCATCGAGTTCCTTCAGGGAGAGGACGAGGACAACGAACCCTCTGAGTTTTGACCTAACGGTTCCCTTCGGGGAACCAATGGAGTTTCACATGAACTGGATGGAACGCGCAAAGGAGTTCGACCGCAAGAACCCTCACGTCTACGCACTCTTCAAGAAGTTCGCCTTTGAACTCATTGAGGCTGGCGTCAAGCGCACCTCGGCGGACGTGGTCTACAACCGCATCCGGTGGGAGACCGCGATCCAGACCAAGGGCGACACCTTCAAGATCAACGAGAACTTCAAGGCGTACTTCGCTCGGCGGTTCATCAAGGAACACCCGCAGTATGAGGGGTTCTTTGCGTTCCGCCGGTTAAGGTCCGTCGCATGAACTACGCCGAGGCCATCCGTGCGCTGAAGGAGGCGGGCGAGCTTGAGGCCGTCCGCATCCTGAAGGAACTCCGCGAGAGCAAGAAGGCGAAGGGTGTCGAGCGCAGAGCGCGTGTCGCCAAACGCCTTACCGCAGAACTCAAGGAGGAGGTGTGGGACCTCTACACCTCCACCAACCTCACCATCAGCAAGATAGCGAACATGGTCGGCGCTCCCGAGAAACTCGTCAGCGAGTTCATCAACGGGCGACAGCGCGACCCCCGCTTCCACGACAACTGAACCGGTGCAGCCACTGCACCTTCCGTAGCTTTCTAAGGGAGAGCGATGAGGCTTGTATTTGACATCGAAACCAATGGGCTATTGGACGAGACTTCCCTCGTTCACAGCCTCTGCATCAAGGACGTAGACACCGGGAAGATTTGGTCATGCGCTGACCATGAGGGTTACGTCCCTGTCGAGCAAGGCGTTCGGATGCTGATGAACGCCGAACTCATCATCGGACACAACATCATCAAGTTCGACCTTCCGGCCCTACAGAAGGTCTACCCTTGGTTCACCTACGACCGTCACAAGGTCTTCGACACTATCGTCATCTCTCGCCTCATCTGGCCCAAAGACGACCTCAAGCAGCGGGACTTCAGGCTGACCAAGGATGGCAAGCTCCCCGGTAAACTGATCGGGCGCTACTCCCTTGAGGCTTGGGGCTACCGGCTTGGGAACTACAAGGGCGACTACAAGGGTCCTTGGGACCGCTGGTCTAAGGAGATGCAGGACTACTGCGAACAGGACATCGAGGTCACTCATACCCTGTTCCAGCGGATCGAGAAGAAGGAGTGGGACCAACGGTCCATCACTCTTGAGCATCAGGTCCAGTTCATCATCGCCCGTCAGGAACGCTACGGCTTCCTCTTCGATCAGCAGGGCGCAGCCGCCCTCTATGCCACTCTCGTTCAACGCAAGACCGAGCTAGAGGCCGAGCTTCAATCCGCGTTCCCACCGTGGACCGTGGAGACCGTCTTCATCCCGAAGGTCAATAACAAGACCCGAGGGTATGTGAAGGGTGTCCCCTTCATCAAACGCAAGACGGTTCACTTCAAGCCGTCCAGCCGTCAGCACATCTCGAAGGTCCTGAAGGACAAGTACGGATGGGAGCCGCAGGAGTTCACCGACAACGGTGAGCCGAAGGTGGACGATGATGTCCTCTCCGAGCTTCCCTACCCGGAGGCCAAGGTTCTCTCTGAGTTCCTTATGGTCGAGAAGCGGCTCGGGCAACTGGCGACCGGCAAGGAGGCGTGGCTCAAGCACGTCAAGGCCGATGGACGTATCCACGGCGAAGTGACCACCAACGGTGCAGTCACTGGACGTATGACCCATGCCAAGCCGAACATCGCCCAGGTGCCAGGTCTGACAGACAAGAAGACCGGGAAGCCCATGCCCTATGGCAAGGAGTGCCGTTCCCTCTTCATCGTCCCCAAAGGCAAGAAGCTGGTCGGCTGCGATGCTGACGCTTTGGAGCTTCGGTGCCTCGCCGGATACATGGCGAAGTACGATGGTGGCGCGTACATCAAGACCGTCCTCGAAGGAAAGAAAGAACTCGGGACGGACATGCACACCGTCAATGCGAAGGCTCTCGGCACAACCCGAGACATCGCAAAGGTGTGGTTCTATGCGTTCATCTACGGGGCCGGTGACTTCAAGCTCGGCACCATCCTTGGTGCGCCCAAGGGCAAGGAGATTGAGTGGGGCAAGCGTTCCCGCGCCCGCTTCCTCAAGAACCTCCCGGCGCTCGGGACCATCGTGGAGAAGGTCAAGAAGGCCGTGCAGAAGCGCGGCTACCTCAAGGGCCTCGATGGTCGTCAACTGCGTGTGCGTTCGTCGCACTCGGCATTTAACACTCTGCTTCAGTCTGCTGGCGCTGTGCTGATGAAGGCCGCTCTCGTCATCCTAGACGAGGACCTTCAGGCGGCGGGCTATGTCCCCGGTAAGAACTACGAGTTCGTCGCCAACGTGCATGACGAGTTCCAGATCGAAGCCGACGAGGAGATAGCTGACGATGTCGGCAAACGTGCAGTCACTGCAATTATCAGAGCAGGAGAGTTCTTCAGCTTCGGATGTCCACTCAACGGAAACGCAGACGCTGGAGGCTCTTGGGCCGCAACTCACTAACGTCGTTCGTGAGGCGTGGCTCAGACCGTTTCTGACCAAATCCAACTTCGCAAAATACGAGGCCGATTGGATCGCCGCTGCGGCGTCCCTCGGTCTCATCACCACTTGCGTCAGTCCGATCCGCGTAGGTCGGACATGGCGCGTCACCCCTAAAGGCTTGTCCTTACTGTTCCCCGAGGAGAACTAATGTCTGACATTCGTGCTGAATACATCGACCACATGGGAAATGATCTTGGCATCGTGAACGACGCTCGGGTCTCCTTCGGGAAACGGAGCGAGTACGAGTACGACCGGATCAACGACACTTGGTATCTGAAGGAGGCCGACAAGCGCCTCATCAAGTTCCTTGCCCGAGGTGTCGAGAGCAAGGATTGGGAAGGTGCCGTCAACGAACTCATCTGCGCTGTCGATAAGGATGAGATTGAGGATGTCCTGAAGTGGGCCAAGCGGCTCCCTGAACACTGGACGCCCTTCGCTCAGACCTCGATCAAGCTGCGGGAGTTCTACCCGATCCCGATTGCTCGGCAGCGGTTCAAGCACAAGATCGGCATGGTCGAGAACGAAATCTCTCGACGCTATGTCGATAACGGCTTGGAGTTCTATCAGCCAACTTGGCGTAAACGCGCCGAGAACAAGAAGCAGGGTTCCGGCGAAGAGTTCGATCCGGCTGCTCAGGCCATGCTCGATGACGAGTATTGGTGGCTGATGAACAAGGCCGAGGAGATGTATGGCCGGTTCATCCAGAACGGTGTTTGCCCCGAGCAAGCGCGGTTCCTTCTCCCGCAGTCGATGATGACGGAAGTGGTCATCACCGGGAACCTCTACTCGTTCGCTCAGGCGTACATCAAACGCCGCGACAGTCACGCCCAAAAGGAAATCCAACTCCTCGCTGCGGAGTGGGACCGGATCATCCGTCCCCTGTTCCCCGTCGCGTGGTCAGCTTTGGTGGACTAATCATGGAAGACGATGTTTTTGATGGTGACGTTTGGCGTCCTGACGTTGTTGTGCAACGTGCTGACGCCCTCCGCGATCTTGCTGCACAGGTTGACGCGACCAAGGACAGCAAGGCCAAGGCCCTCCTGATCCGCGCAATGGAGCGTATCGTGGACCGCCTGTCCGACCCTCGGGACAACGTGAGGGAGGTCGGCAATGAAGGATAGGTGGGTCATCCTCACGCAGCCGAACTGCACCCCCTGTAAGGAGGCGAAGCAGATGTTGTGGGATCGGGAAATCCCGTATGCCGAGTTCGACATCACGCTTCACCACGACCTGAAGTCCTTCTTGGTGCAGTCACTACACAAGCCAACCACTCCTCAAGTGTTCCTCAATGGCTACCGTATCGGTGGCCGTGACGAACTCCGTGAGTATTTCCGCAACCTGGAGAACACCGACTGATGAGCAAGCCCACCAAGAAGCCCGAGCCTCTTCGGTGCCAGTGTGGGAAGCCTCTTGTGGAGGGGGATTACTGCCCCCTCCCGGTCGGCAAACCCTGCCCGAGGATCGCCCGATGATTTGGGAAGTCTTCAGGAAGGACGGCTTCGAGGGTGTCTTCGTCCTCCTCCGTACCGAGGAACGTAAGAGCGCCTGTTGCTACGTCCACAACCCGAGCCTCTCGCTCGGCATCGCGGAACTCCGCAAGCTCCTCCGAGAAGAACTCAAGAAATCACTCCAATGAGAACACTCCTGATCGACGCTGACGTTGTCGCGTACAACGCAGCCTTTGCCTGTGAGAAGGCCGTCGAGTTGGAGCCGGGATACTGGACGTGGTTCGTCCATGAGGATGAGGTCATTGCCGCGTTCGACGGTGAGGTCCAGCGTATGATGGACACCCTCAACGCCGATGACTTCAAGCTCTGCCTGACGGACAGCGAAGGTAACTTCCGGCTCGGCATCCACGGCGACTACAAGGGTGGACGTAAGAGCGTCCGCAAGCCGATCATCCTGAAGCATTTCAAGCAGTGGCTGATTGACGAGCGGGGAGCCTACTGGCGTCCCGGCCTCGAAGGCGACGATGTCATGGGCATCTTCGCAACGCACCCGAAGCTGGTCCCCGGTGAGAAGATCATCGTGTCCATCGACAAGGACATGAAGACGATCCCCGGTAAGTTCATCCGGTGGGGAACCGAGGACGCCGAGGTGGTCGAGGTCTCCGAGAAGGAGGCCGACTACTGGCACCTCTACCAGACCCTGACGGGTGACGTGACGGACGGCTACAAAGGCTGTCCCGGTATCGGCCCGAAGAACGCCGAGAAAATCCTCGCTGACTTCTACGAGGACGGCTTCGACGCTTGGGGCGCTGTCGTGAAGACCTACGAGAGCAAGGGCCTCACCGAGGATGACGCAATCGTCCAGGCGCGAATGGCCCGCATCCTGAGAGCATCGGACTACGACTTCAAGAACAAGCGTCCGATCCTCTGGAATCCGCCTTCCTAATAAACCCTCACCTTCACCCTGAAGAACCTGAAAGGAGAAGTGCAGTGACTGCACCGAACCCTTCCGCTTACCCCGACGACAACCCGAAGACCATCTTCGGTCTCGCCAAGCCGGGTATCCGCTTTATCCCCAACTCGGCTCTCATCTACCTCGGTCAGGCTATGGCCGAGGGTGCCCGCAAGTATGGGCCGATGAACTGGCGCGAGAAGAAGGTCTCCACGTCAGTCTACTACGACGCCGGTATGCGTCACCGGATGCGCTTTTGGGATGGCGAGGACTTCGACCCCGAGAGTGGCTTCCATCACCTCGCTCACTCGATGGCGTGTGACGCGATCATCCTCGACGCCCTGACGGTCGGCAACCTCAACGATGACAGGTTCGCCCCCGGCAACGTCTCCGAACTCATCCAGCAACTGACGAAGAAGGACTAACCATGCCCGGAATTAGCGAACTCGCCCGCGAAGAGGCCGAGAACGGCCAGCTTCAGCTTGACCTCAACGACAACCCTCTGACCGCAGCGGTGCGGGAGTTCCGCGAGACGTTCGACGCTTCGACGGACCCTGCCCTGTGGGAGAAGCTGATCCGCGAGGAGGAGAAGGAAGTGGCCGATGCGTTCGCCGCTCTCCTGAAGGAAATCGCTGACCTCGACTACGTCATGGAAGGCTACACGCAGGTCGGCGGAAATCTGGAGGCTCTCGGCTCCATGCGCCTGACCCCGCTGGTCCTCTCCTTCATCTCGATCCTGCCGCCGCCGATCCGCTTGGAGGCCCTCAACCGCACTCATGCGTCCAACATGAGCAAGCTCGGGGAGGACGGCAAGCCGATCCGCCGCGAGGACGGAAAGGTTCTGAAGGGACCCAACTACAAACCCGCTGATCTTTCAGACCTAACGTACATCAAGGACTAATGACTACTCCATCCACTCGGGCCGAGGTTATCGCCCGTCGCACCTACAACAGGCCCCTCGATGAGAGGGGCTTTCTTTTTGAGACGTGGGGCCAAACGGTCGCCCGCGTCATCGGCCACCAACGGTGGCTTTGGGAACGCGCCAAGGGCGCTCCCCTGAACGAAGAGGAAGAGGAGGAGCTTGCCGAACTCGACCTCCTCATGTTGTCGCGCAAGGCGCTCCCCTCGGGTCGTACCCTCTGGCTCGGTGGAACGGACATCGCTAAGACCCGCGAGGCTTCGCAGTTCAACTGCTCCTTCCTCCGGGTCGAGACGGTTCACGACGTTGTCGATTCCATGTGGCTCTTGCTGCAAGGCTGTGGCGTCGGTTTCGAGCCGGTTGTCGGCACCCTCAACGGGTTCACGCAGCCGGTCGAGATTGAGGTCATCCGGTCCCCTAACCGGACCACCAAAGGCGTTGAGCATAACGTCGAGACGGTGATCGACGGGGTCTGGACGATCCGGCTCGGTGACAGCGCCGAGGCTTGGGCCAAGGCCGCAGGCAAGCTCCTGGCGCAGAAGAAGCCGGTCAAGAAGCTGGTCCTCGACTTCTCCGAAATCCGTGCCCCCGGTATCCGCCTGAAGGGTTACGGCTGGATTAGCTCGGGCGATCAGACCATCAGCCGTGCGTTCGTCGCCATTGCGGAACTCCTCAACCGGAGAGCCGGCCAGCTCCTCACCCGCATCGACATCCTCGACATTCTCAACTGGCTCGGGACGACCCTCTCGTCTCGCCGCTCGGCTGAGATTGCCGTGGTCCCATTCGATGACCGGGAGTGGCAGGAGTTCGCCACCGCGAAGAAGGACCACTGGATCGACAACCCGCAGCGGGCACAGTCGAACAACTCGCTCCTGTTCTACCGCAAGCCTACCCGCGAGGAACTGAAGAACATCTTCGACCTCATGCAGGATGCCGGTGGATCGGAGCCGGGGTTCATCAACGCGCAGGCCGCGCTCAAGCGGGCACCTTGGTTCAAGGGTGTCAATCCGTGCGCGGAAATCATGCTCGGTAACAAGAGCTTCTGTAACCTTGTAGAGGTCAACCTTGGCGCGTTTAATGGCGACCTTGCTGGTCTGCATCGGGCTATCTATCTCGTCGCCCGAGCGAACTACCGGCAGACGTGCGTATCCTTCCTCGATGGTATCCTTCAGAGGTCTTGGCACGAACTCAATGAGTTCCTTCGTCTCTGCGGCGTGGGCCTCACTGGCATTGTCGCGTGGGAGCATAGCGATAGTGCAGTGGCCTTCGCGGAGCTTCGTCGCCTAGCCCGAGAGGGTGCCTTCTCGATGGCCGATGAACTCGGCCTTCCGCGTCCCAAAGCGGTCACAACGGTCAAACCCTCGGGAACCCTCTCGAAGGTGATGGACACCACCGAAGGCGTCCACAAGCCGTTGGGTCGCTACATCTTCAACAACGTGAGGTTCAGTGAACATGACCCGCTGGTTCCGCTCCTTCAAGCGGCTGGCTATCGGACTTTCCGAGACCCTTACGGCGGTGACGCTATTCTGGCTACCTTTCCCGTTGAATACCCTGACGTTGAGTTCGATACTGTCACTGTCCTTCGGGATGGTCAGTTGGTCAATGTCGAGGTCAACACCGAAAGTGCCATCACTCAGCTAGAGCGTTACAAGCTCCTGATGGACAACTACGTCGATCACAACTGCTCCATTACGGTCAGCTACAGTCCCGATGAGGTGGAAGACATCATCGACTGGATTGACCGGAATTGGGACAGCTACGTCGGCGTGAGCTTCATCTATCGGAACGATCCGACCAAGACCGCAGCCGACCTTGGCTACCCCTACCTCCCGCAGGAAGTGGTGACTGAGGAGGTCTTCAGAGAGTACGTCGCCGGTCTCAAGCCGGTGGACATCAACGCTGGCAACAGCTTCGATGAGCTTTCTGAGGACGGTTGCGCGACGGGTGCCTGCCCGATCCGCTAATGTGCAGTGACTGCACCAAACGATTAACCCTCACCTTCAGCCAAATAGGGAACCCCTCGGTGAACAACTGAGGGGTTATTCACTCATGGCTCTACCAAAGATTCCTCCGCTGTCCCCTGAGTTGGTGGATGCCCTCGACAAGCGGTTCCCCGAACGCTGCCCCGAACCCACATGGAGCGACCGTGAAGTGTGGCGAAGGGTGGGTCAGCGCGAGGTCGTCCGGCTCCTGATCGAGGAGCTTAAACGCCAACAAGAGAACATTCTGAGGGACACTCGAATTGTGCAAAAGTAGCAACCGTGCGCTCCGCGTGATGATTGCGGAGCAGCAGAAGCAGGCCGAAGAAGCCCGCAAGCAGGCTGACAAGGCACTCAAGAAGCAGTCTGAACTTCAGACCAAGGCTATCAAGCTCCAAGAAAAGAACCTGAAGTTCCAGAAGGATCAGGCCGAGTACGTCAAGCAGACTGAGGCGAAGATTTCAGAACTGGCTAACCGGCCCGCTCCCCCGCCTCCCCCGCCTGCCGCTGTCGTCGTGACCGGTGGTAACGCTGGTATGGCCGAGGCTGCGACTGAGGCTGAGACCAACCTTGAGAGCCGCAAGAAGGGACGTGCTGCCCTTCGCATCGACCTCAATGCCCCGCAGATGGCGGGTAACACCGGACTGAACGTCCCCCGAGGCTAATCGTGGCGAAGCCTGCCTCTACTGCGGCGGGTCGCTATACGCAGCTTGCATCTCAGCGCAGTCCCTACCTTGAACGGGCAAGGGACTGTGCAGAGCTTACGATCCCCTCCCTCATGCCGAGGGCGGGTCATGGGGCTGCGAACGACCTCCCTACCCCGTTTCAGGGCATGGGAGCTAGAGGCGTCAACAATCTCGCCTCGAAGCTACTCCTCGCCCTAATGCCCCCGAACCAAGCCTTCTTCCGGCTGATGCTGGATGACTTCGCCATGACGGAACTCGCCGGTTCCCCGGAGAAGAAGACCGAAGTGGAGAAGGGTCTTGGTCAGATCGAGCGGGCAGTTCAAACCGAAGTCGAAACAACTGCAATCCGCGTCTCCGCGTTCGAGGCTTTCAAGCAACTCCTCGTCTCCGGTAACGTGTGCGTCTATGTGCAGCCCGAAGGTGGACTGAAGGTCTACCGCTTGGACCGCTATGCGGTGAAGCGAGACCCGATGGGTAATGTCCTCGAAGGAATTATCCATGAGAAGGTGTCCCCGCTTGCACTCCCTGAAGACCTTCAGAAGAAGCTCGGTGAGACCTCCAAGGGTCTTCAGGACAGCGTTGATCTTTACACTTGGATCAAGCGCAAGGGCGCTCACTTCGAGGTGCATCAGGAAGTCAAGGGCAACGTCGTCCCCGGCTCCAAAGGCAAGTGGCCCGTAGACAAGACCCCGTTCATCTTCCTCCGTTGGGCGAAGATCGACGGTGAGGACTACGGACGTGGTCACGTCGAGGAGTACATTGGCGACCTCCGGTCCCTTGAAGGTCTCCAGAGAGCCATCGTTGAAGGCTCCGCTGCGGCTGCGAAGGTTCTCTTCCTCGTCAACCCGAATGGTGTGACGCAGGAGCGGACCATCTCGGAAGCCCCTAACTGTGCCGTCCGCACCGGTAACAAGGAGGACGTTGGTGTCCTTCAGGTCGAGAAGTACAACGACTTCCGGGTCGCTCTCGACACGATCAACCGGATCGAGCTTCGTCTAGCTCAGGCTTTCCTCCTGACCTCCTCTGTCCAGCGTGACGCCGAGCGTGTCACGGCTGAAGAAATCCGGGTCATGGCGAGTGAGCTTGAGGACGCCCTCGGTGGTGTCTACTCGATCCTGGCGCAGGAGTTCCAACTCCCGCTGGTGCGTCGTCTCCTCCATCAACTGACCGAAGCTGGACGCCTGCCGCAACTGCCGCAGGATGTCGTCAAGCCTTCGATCATCACCGGCATGGAGGCCCTCGGTCGTGGTCATGATCTTCAGCGGCTGACGATGTTCGCCAATGTGGTGAACTCGCTCCTCGGCCCCAACGCTCTTGCCACCTACGGCAAGCCCACGAAGGTCATCATGAAGGCCGCGACGGCTCTGTCCATCGACGCTGCCGAAATCACCAAGACAGAAGACGAACTCGCCCAAGAGGCCGCTCAGGCTCGTCAGGACGCAATGCTTGAGAAGCTCGGTCCTGAAGTGATGCGGCAGGGCATGGCACAGGAGAACCCGAATGGCGCGGCGTAAGCCCACCGTAAAGGACCCGCGTGAGACCCCGCAGGCCCCCTCAGTCGAGGAAGCGACGAGTGCAGTGACTGCACCGAAGCCGACCCCGCCTGCGTCCCCTTCACCTCCCAAGGCCGAGGACAAAGAAGTTGTCCAGCTTTGGGGTTTCACTCGTATTGACCACTAAGGACTTATGACAGTCACCGTTCAGATGCCCGCAGAGGTAGCTGGACCGAACCCACCGGAGGGCGGGAACAACCTCCCGTCCTCCAACCCCAATTCGGCTCCTGCCCCTGCACAAACCCAAGAGCGCCCCGCTTGGCTCCCCGAGAAGTTCAACTCCCCGGAAGACCTGGCTAAGGCGTATGGCGAACTAGAGAGCAAGCTCGGTTCGCAGTCACAACAGCAACCCTCCGTCCCGGCCTCTGAGGAACAGGCTGCTACGCAGCTTCAGTCTGCCGGTCTGGACATGGCTGAGTTCCAGAAGGAATGGGCCGAGAAGGGTTCGCTGTCCGAGGAAAGCTACGCCAAACTCGCACAGGCGGGCTTCTCGAAAGACTTCGTCAACGACTTCATCCGTGGACAGGAGGCCCTTGCAGCGCAGGAGGCCGAGGCTGTCTTCAAGGAGGTCGGTGGCGAAGCGGAGTTCCAGAAGATCGCCGCATGGGCGCGGGCTAACTTACCGGCTCATGAGGTCGCCGCTTTCAACGCGGTCGTTGACTCCGCTCCTGTCGATGTCCTGCGGTTCGCCGTCGCCGGTCTTCATGCGAAGTACGTCGCGGCTAACGGTCAGGAACCCCGCCTCGTCAACGGTACGCCGGGATCGGCTGTCGCTGGCTTCGCCTCTCGCTACGAGATTGTCCAGGCGATGAGCGACCCCCGGTACAAGAAGGACGAGGCTTACCGCGAGTTGGTCACGCAGCGTCTCGCCGTGACGAACTTCTAATCACGAAAGGATCACGATGCTCGACTTCGTTTCCAGCATTGGCGTTGGCAACTGGCTTGAGATTGCTTTCGCTGTCCACGCCCTTGCTCTCGCTATCGTCAACCTGACGCCGACCCCGAAGGACAACGAGTGGGTCGCTAAGGGTTATCGCGTTCTCGAAATCGCTGCGGGTCTTCTGTCGAAGAAGGCCAAGCAGTAAGGGGTCAGGTTAACGCCTGACGGGGGAGGTTAGCGCCTCCCCCAAACCCTCCTTTCTGTCCCTGTGAAGCAATAGAGCCGCCTCTTCTTAGAGGGGCACTACAGGTGTCACCAAGAACAACCACACGCAAACACTTGGCCCTCTGCGGAGGACAACCTTGCGTGAGCGGTGAGTAGTTCGCGGAAGCCTAACCAACTTCTTCAACTCTCACAGGACAAACAGAAAGCATGTCTGACATTACTCCGTCCCGCCTCGGTATGATTAACGGCACCGGGGCCGACGATGCACTCTTCCTGAAGCAGTTCTCGGGCGAGGTTCTGACGAGCTTCGCAGAGGTCAACGTGATGATGGAGCGCCACTACGTCCGCACCATCTCGCAGGGTAAGTCTGCTCAGTTCCCGGCCACTTGGAAGATCGACAGCTACTACCATGTTCCCGGCACCGAGCTTGCTGGTCAGACCATCAAGCACGGCGAGCGGGTCATCACGATTGACGACCTTCTGGTGTCCCCGGTCTTCATCGCTCAGATCGACGAGGCGAAGAACCACTACGACGTTCGCTCGATCTACACGACCGAGTGCGGTCACTCCCTGTCCAACACCGCTGACAAGAACATCCTTCAGACGGCTGTTCTCGCTGCCCGCGCTTCGGCCACGGTCGAGGGCGCTCCGGGTGGCTCCACGATCAACGGTGGCGCTGACCTTGTGACCAACGCCAACGGTGCCCTCGTCAACGCTCTGTATGCTGCCGCTCAGACGCTGGACGAGAAGGACATCCCCGAGGCTGGCCGCTTCTCCGTCTTCAAGCCCGCTCAGTATTACAAGCTGGTTCTGGACGACAAGGCGATCAACCGCGACTTCACCGCTGGTAACGGCGACATTCGCACCGGTAAGGTGTTCGACATCGCTGGTATCAACGTAGTGAAGTCCAACCACCTGCCGACGACCAACATCGTCGCTCCGGTGGGGGCCGTTGGTCCGCGTCCGCTGGCTAAGTACGCTGGCGACTTCACCAACACCGTTGGTCTCGTCATGACCCCTGCCGCTGTCGGTACGGTGAAGCTGATGGACCTCCAGGTGGAGGGTGAGTACCAGATCAGCCGTCAGGGCACCCTGATCGTCGCTAAGTACGCGATGGGTCACGGCATCCTGCGTCCTGAGTGCGCTGTCGAACTCAGCAAGGCCGCTGCGGTCTAATTCTCCATAGGGGAGGTCTCTTAACAGGGGCCTCCCCTTTTTTTCGTTCAAGTGCAGTCACTGCACCAAGAGAAGGAACTCGATGAGCCTCCTACTGACTACCGAACTGGACGCCATCAACACCATGCTTTCCATCATCGGTGAAGCTCCGGTGAACACCGTCGAGGATAACGGTGTGGTCGATGCAGTGATGGCGCGACAAATCCTCAACGAGACAATGCGTGAGGTCCAAGCCCGAGGCTGGCATTGGAACACCGATAAAGGTGTGATCCTCACCCCCACGTTCCCCGCTCCGGGTGAAGTCTACGTCCCCGCAAACACCCTTCAGGTGGACGCCACTGAGAGCCGCCCTGATGTTGTCCAGCGTGGGACCCGCTTGTGGGACCGGAGGGAGAACACGTTCAAGTTCCGTGAGCCTCTGAAGGTGGACATCGTTCGCCTACTCCCCTTCGATGAAATCCCACAGGTCGCCCGCAACTACGTCATGGTTCGCGCAGGCCGCATCTTCCAAGACCGAGTGGTCGGTAGCTCGACCCTGTCGGGTTTCAGCAAGGAGGACGAGGTTCGCGCTCTGGTGGCTCTCCGCAACGCAGAGGCCGAGAACGCCGACTACAACATGGTCGATGACAATTGGGCGGTAGGCCGCATCCTGAATAGGCGCTTCGGACGCATCCTCTAATGGCTGTCATCTCTGGCTCCATCCCGAACCTTATCAACGGGGTCAGCCAACAGCCGTTCGCTCTCAGGCTTGCCTCGCAGGCCGAGGAACAGATCAACGGCTTCTCCTCCATCGTGGAGGGGCTGACCAAGCGTCCCCCGACGAAGCATGTGGCGAAGCTCATGGCGTCCCTACCGGACAACGCCTTCGTCCACATCATCAACCGTGATGTCAACGAGCGGTACGTTGTGGTCGCCACGAACGGGGACCTGAAGGTCTACGACTTCAACGGCAACGAGAAGGTCGTCAACTTCCCCTCGGGGAAAGGCTACCTGTCCTCCGCTCTGTGCAACTTCGGTGCAGTCACTGTCGCTGACTATACGTTCTTCCTGAACAAGGACGTGGTCACTCAGATGACCGGGGAGGTCTATGGTGCCCGAGGGAATGAGGCTCTCGTCTACATCCGTCAGGGTAACTACTCGACCACCTACAACATCGTCATCAACGGGTCGTGGGTCCTTCAGAAGATCACCTCTCAGACTGACCCCAACGACATCAAGTCCGACAACATCGCAGAGTTCTTCCGGGTCGCTCTGAACAACAGCGGCTGGCCCACCTACCGTGTCGGCTCGACGTTGCTCATCACGGCTCCCGGTGGGGCTGGCTTCAACATTCGCACCGAGGATAGCCTTGGCGACACGGCTATGGTCTGCATCACCAAGAAGACGCAGACCTTCACCAACCTCCCGGCCCGCTGCTTCAACGGCTATCAGGTCGAGATTGAGGGCGCTCCCGGTACGAACCTCGACAACTACTACCTTCAGTACGACGACACGCAGTCGCAGGGGAATAATGGCGTGTGGCGGGAAATCCCGCGCCCCGGCAGGCAGATCGCCTTCAATGCCGCGACCATGCCCCATACGTTGATCCGTAACGCTGACGGTACGTTCACCTTCGGTCCCGCCACATGGGACAAGTGCGAGGCCGGTAGCGAGACCATCTCGCCTCCTCCGTCCTTCGTGGGGAAGAGGATCGCTGACATCTTCTTCTACCGGAACCGGCTCGGGTTCATCGCTGACGAGAGCGTGTGCTTCTCCCGCTCCTCGAAGTTCTTCAACTTCTGGCGTGAGACGGCAACCGACATCCTCGACACGGACCCGATTGACCTGACCACCTCGCACGTCAAGGTCTCGATCCTTCGTCACGCAATCCCGTTCAACGAGAGCCTGCTTCTGTTCTCCGATCAGACGCAGTTCATGTTGGGCGCGGGCGAGGTGCTGACCCCTGGAGGCGCCTCTCTCGACCAAGTGACCGAGTTCGAGACTTCGGACAAGGTGAGGCCGGTGGGTGCCGGATCGTATGTCTACTTCGCCACTCAGAAGGGCGAGTTCACCGGTATCCGTGAATACTACATGGATGGTCAGACCCGGACGAACAACGCCAACGATGTGACCTCCCACGTTCCCCGATACATCAAGGGCAATGTGTTCAAGATGACTGCCTCGACCAACGAGGACATCCTGATCGCCCTTGCGGACGAGAACCGGCATACGGCCTACGTCTACAAGTATTTCTACTCGGGCCAGGAGAAGGTTCAGTCGTCGTGGTCGAAGTGGGTCTTCGATGAAGGGGCCTCGATCCTCAATGCGGAGTTCATCGAAAGCTCCCTCTGGCTTGTCGTTAAGCGGGCCGATGGGGTCTACCTTGAGCGCCTCGACATTGAGATTGGCAAGACCGATCCGGGTCTCGACTTCGTCGTCCACGTTGACCGGAGGGTCACTCAGGCACAGGTGCAGTCACTGCACTTCGATGGTGCCAAGACGACCTTCCGCCTCCCCTATGTCCTGCCCGATCCGAGCAAGCTCCTGATCGTCGCAGGCGCGGGAGACCCGACCTACCGTCCCGGTCAGGTGGTTCCCTACACGGTTGCCGATGGCGTCTACACCGTGAAGGGCAACCTCGCCTCGTTCTACGCGGGTATCAGCTACGAGCTACGCTACACGTTCTCGCCCTTGCTGGTCCGTGAGGATGCCCCCGGTGGTGGTCGAGTGGCGAACACCGAAGGCCGTATTCAGGTCCGTCGCTGCCTCATCAACTACGCCGACAGTGGCTACTTCAGGATTGAGGTGACGCCCGAGAGACGGAGCAAGTACGAGTACGTCTTCACCGGTCGCATCGTCGGTTCTGGTCGCAACACAGTCGGCAAGTCCTCGGTCGAGACAGGGTCCTTCAAGTTCCCCGTCATGACCAACAACATGACCGTCAAGATCGAGCTTGTGAACGACAACCACATGCCCTCCCGCCATCTGAACATGGATTGGGAGGCCGACTACACAGTCAGAACACAAAGGATGATGTAATGCCCTCTGTCCGTCCCGCGACGATGGAGGACTTGGAGTACCTGGCTCCACGCCTCCGCGAGGCGGACGTTCGTGAAATGAAGGCTCTCGACGGGAGTGACCCCTACCCCGCTCTTGTCGAGAGCTTCAACGCCTCCGTCTACGCTCGCGTCATGGTCGATGATGAGGGGAACCCCTTCGGTGTCTTCGGAGTGGCTCCCCAAGAAGAGTGCAGTGACTGCACCTCTGGCGTCTCATGGATGCTCGGGACCGAAGACCTCAAGAGACACACTCTCTGGTTCTGTCGGGAACATGAGCGGTATCTCAACGAGATGCACGAACACTTCCCCATCTACGGGAACTACGCCGATGTTCGTAACACCGTCCACATTCGCTGGCTGAAGTGGGCTGGCTTCAAGTTCGGCAGGAAGGTTCCCCACGGTGGAACCTACTTTTGGGAACATTGGAGAACTAAGGAATGTGCGTAACCGCAGCAGCAGCGGTGATCGGTGCTGGTTCTTCCATCGCTGGCTCCATCATGGGCTACAACGATGCGAAGAAGCAGGCTTATCAACAGATGCTCTACAACGCGACGGTTGAGCGTAAGAACGAAGAGTATCGCGTTGAGGTCATCAAGTACCAGAACAAGACCTACAATCAGGACATCAACTACAACAATCGGGTTCTCAGTTGGCAGAAGTCCGAGTTCAACCGTCAGAAGGAGATGGTTGGGAACGCGGTCAACTCCATCGAGCAGAACCGCTTCACGCAGTACGCTACCCTCTTGCAGCGTCAGGTCGAGGAGCAGATTGCCTCCGCTCTGAACATGGAGACTGTTGGCAAGGAGGCTCGGAAGATGAGGGCCTCGGCTCAGGCTCAGGCCGACTCCAAGGGCGCTGCCGGTCGGTCCATCGAGCAAGTCATCAACGACGCAAGCCGACAGGAAGGTGACGCCGTCTCGGTCCTTGAGATGAACCGTAGCGCCACCATGCGTCAGCTTAATCTCGAAATGCTCGGGCTGAAGGCTTCCGCCGATCAGGCCCTCTACAACATCCCGATCCAGACCTACGCCCCGAACGCTCCGGTGCAGCCTCCGTCTCCGGTCTCCCCGGTGCAGCCGTCACCTCCGGTCGCAATGCCGAGCCGTGGTGCGATGGTCACGAACGTCATCGGTGGCGTCATTCAGGGGATGCAGAACTACGCCTCTTGGTCTGGTCAGAGCATGAGGCAGGCTTTCAGACTGTAAGGATCATTCATGGCAAAACTAGACGACCTCCTGAAGCAACTCGGAGGCCGAGGCGGGATTAGTCGTCCCGCCTTCACGCCTACCGCTTCGCCGGTCAGAACGGTCGCCACTGACCTCACCTTCAACGAGCTTCCGCGTCCGGTGGAGATGCCAAAGCCGCAGGCTCCGATGGCTCCCCGGATGCCACAGGCCCCGGCTCCGTCGAACGTCGATCAGCTTGTCTCCGCTCTGGCGTCCCTGAACCCGCAACTCAACCGGTTCATGGGGAGCTACTTCGAGGAGCAGAACAAGCAGGACCGGCTGGACGCCGAGGTGAAGTACCTTCAGGACAACTCCCCGGCCTCCTGGTCGGAAGCTGTCAAGCGTGACCCCACGCTCCTCGACCGTTCCCCGGTCTTCCGTCAGGTGTATGAGAGCCGAGTGGCCCGGACTGCCGTGCAGCAGCGGGCGGCTTCCCTCATCTCTGAATACCACAACTCCCCCATTGCCGCTTCTGAGGACCCGAGCGCCATTACCGGCTGGCTTCAGGAGCGCATGAAGGACCTCCTCGATGTGGACGCCTCGCCTGCCGCGAAGGAAGCCTTGGTCGAGGAAATCCAGACCATCGCTCACCGCTTCCAACAGGCACACGCCGAGGTCGCCCGTAAGAACCTTTGGGAGAAGAACCAACAGTCCCTCTCGGTTCGCTATCAGACGACCTTCGACGGCTACCGTGCGCTTGGCCCTGCCGTCCCCTACCAGACGGATGACCCTGTCATTGCCGCCAATGTTGGCAAGGATGGGGACCCTCGGGCTGCGATGAAGGCTGCGTTCCTCAATGCCGTGGCCGGTGGTGAGAGCGCGGGCAAGTACAACATTCGCTACGATGGCGGCGCGGGTTCGCTGTTCGACATCAACGGGATGCACCCTCGCATCTTCGTGCCGACCAAGGGCGGTGAAGTGTCGTCCGCTGCGGGTCGCTACCAATTCGTTTGGACGACTTGGAACGAACTCGGGTTCGGCAACAAGCCGATGACCCCGGAGAACCAAGACAAGGCGGCTCTGATGCTGGCCGAGCGGGACTACAAGGCCCGTACCGGTCGGAACCTGTGGGACGACATGGAGAAGGAAGGCTTCAGCCCCCGTATCCAAGCTGTCCTTACCCCAACGTGGCAGGCCCTCAAGGGCAACCGTGGTCGCCACCTCGCCACCTATAACGCTTCCCTTCAGAAGTACGGTGGCAAGCCTACCGGCCCCGGTGTCCAGAACGCCCACATCCCCGAGATGGTCGAGGAGGTTCGGAAGATCGAGCAGGAGGCGTCCGCACAGGGCATGACCTTCAGCCAGATCAACGAGCTTACCCTCAACGCGGTCATCAACAACGCCATCACCAATCAGGACGAAAGCATCCTTGAGGTGGCGACGTTGAGCCGTCCGCACGGTCTCTCGGTGGATCAGGCCAAGCAGATCGAGGACGCCCGCGCCCGTATCCGCAACCTTCGGGTCCAAGCGGAGAACGACCGGAAGAAGATCGAGGACGCTGCGAAGGAGGCACGGCAGGCCGATGTCACTCAGAAGGTGGCTGCGGCGATGCTGGCTCAGATGAAGCCCGGTCCCAACGGTGAACCTCCCAAGTCCCCCACGATCCCGACCGAAATCCTTGAGGCGGCGAACGCGGAGGACCCGGAGTTGTTCAAGGAGCTGGTCGATCTTCAGAAGAACCTCGACACGGTCCACAAGATCGAGGACCCCAACGCTGTCGCTGACCTGACGGCTCGGGTCTACGCCGGTCGTGCGGATCAGAGGGAAGTCCTTCAGGCTGTCTCTCGGGGCACCCTGAAGAACCAGATCACGATGGGTCAGCTTCTTGAGTTCGCTGGTCGCGGGTCGAACGACAACCCGCTCAACGATCCCGGCGTGGACAAGATCATCTCGTCCATCGAGACCGTCGTGGGACAGAAGGACAACCTTCAGGTTCTCCGCAACCCGACCGCTGCCGGTCAGGCTCTCGCTCACTTCTCGGGCGGGCTGATGCGGTTCAAGCAGTTGAACCCCACGGCAAGCCCCATGCAAATCTTCGAGGAAGCCCGCAAGCTCCAGGCCGAGGTGATGGAACTCTACGCCTCACCGGGAGACCTCAAGAAGTTCAAGGAGAACTCCCCTGAAGCTCGGATGGCGAAGAAGGCGCAGGGCGGCACAAGTGCAGTCACTGCACCGACCACGCCGCAGCCGAGCAAGCCGGGAGAGCAGAAGGCCGAGGCCGCTCCCCCGATTGAACCCCGTAAGGTCGAGTACACGAAGGTTCCTGTCTATCCCGACAGAGGCACCCTCGATAGCGACTTCGCGGCGTACATGAAGGGTGCGACCGACAACAACTTCGCCCGCTGGCTGAAGGCCAACGGCATCCTCGGAAATCCGCAGGCGACCGTTGAGTTCCTCCAGGCTCAGAGGCGCTTGCTCGAAACAAACACTAGCAAAGGTTAAGAATGGAACCCGTTGAACTGACACCGGAGGACCTTCTTCAGGCTGAGAAGACCCGTTTGGAGCTTCAGAAGCTGATGGAGCAGGACCCCTCCATGTTGGAAAGCGTCGGGTCCGGTATTGTGGAGGGGGCCAAGGAAGCCCCCTTCCAAGCCGCCCGAGGCGTACAGGAGGGAATGAACGAGGTCTCCGACACGTCATTCTCGATTGCCAAGTGGCTCAACGATAACGTCATTGACCTCGGGCACCTCAAGTTCGGTGGTGACGCCAAGGGAGGTGCGGGACCGGAAGGCTTCGTCCAGTGGTTCCCCGGTATGCCCGAGCAGAACAATCTCAAGTTCGGTGAGGACACCCTTGTCGGTGAAGCTCCGAAGACCGTCATCGGCAACCTGACGAATGACATCGCTCAGTTCGTGGGCGGCTATGCCACTCTCGGTCGCTTGTTCAAGACGACCTCGGTTGCCGGTGGTGTGGCGCATGGCATGGTCAAGGGTGCAATCGTGGACGCCGCTGCGTTCGATCCCCATGAGGAGCGCCTTGCGAACCTGATCGAGCAGCACACCGACTTCGCTAAACCCGTCACCGACTTCCTCGCTGCACGGCCCGACGATACGGAAGCTGAAGGTCGCTTCAAGAACGCCCTCGAAGGTCTCGTCCTCGGTGGCATGACGGACGCTGTCTTCCACGCTGTTCGTGCCGTCCGGTTCAAGCAGATGGGGAAGATGGACGAAGCTGCCGCCGCTCTCGATGAGGTCGAGAAGGCCGAGGCTGCGGCGAAGGCCAAGCCTACCGAGGAAAGTGCAGCCACTGCACCGAAGGAGGAGGCCAAGCCCGAGGAGCCGAAGAAGGAAGAGGAGCAACTCAACCTCGACCTCGGGGACACCCCGCAGGACACCTTCACTGGCACCCGAGGGGAGAACGGTAAGCTCAAGCCCGAAGACCTGGCACCCGACGTGCCCCCGAAGACCGGACCCTTCAAGGACATCAAGCCGGTCGTGAAGCTCTCCGAAGAAGACCTTCAGCACCTCGACAACATGAGGACCGCTGAGTTGGGCTTCGGTCAGGGCCGCAACCTCTCCGGTATCCGCACGGACCTGTGGGAGGTGGACGAGGACATCAACCAGAACGTCAGCGCAATCGCCCGTCAGTACGGGGACCGGATGCGCCGGATGATGGGCGGCAACGCCGATGGTGTCCGCTCATGGGATCGCACAAGGGCCAACGCCGAGAAGTTCGCTGACCTCATTGGTGAGGACCCCCGTATCCTCTTCCAGCGTATGAGGGCCATGCACAAAGAGAACTTCATGGCCGACGCCGAGATGCTGGCCTATCGGGATGTGATGGCGACCGCCAACGCCCGCCTCGAAGAGGCTGCGGAGGCGATTGCGAACTCCAACTACAACTACGCTACCGGCAAGTTCAAGTCAGTGGCGGAAGCTCGGGAGGCGTTCGCAAAGCATTGGGAAATCCTCGCCAACACGCAGCTTATGTATAAGGGGCTTCAGACCTCGTTCGCTCGGACGATGAACTCCTTCAAGATCGCCGCTAAGGCCCGTAATGGTCTCCTCGAAGGGGCCGACCCTGACGCCATGTGGAAGGGTGGACCGGAAGCGATGCAGAAGATGGCCCGTCAGGTTCTGGCAAATAGGGGCAACCTCGCTGCGAACGCTAAGGCCGCTCGTAGGGGCTTCGTCCAGAAGTTCTTCGACGTGGTGCAGGAGTTCCAGATCAACTCCCTTCTGTCCGGTCCCAAGACCCACCTCGTCAACATGGTCTCGGGTGTCTTCAACTCGGCCTTCCTGCCTGCCGAGAAGATGCTCTACGGTGCCGCGAAGCTGGATTTGGCTACGGCCCGAGAGGCAGCCGAGCAGTATTGGGGTATGGTCATGAGCGCCCGCGAGGCAGCGCAGCTTGCCGCCAAGGCGTTCAAGGCTGGTGATCCGGTCCTCGATCCTACCCACGGTGGGGCCGAGCATCGTGCAGCTATCTCGGCTGCGAACTTCAACATCACCGACCCGGTTGCTTCTGCGGTGGTCAACGGTCTCGGCAACCTCGTTCGCATCCCGTCGCGGTTCCTCGCTGCGGAAGACGAGTTCCTCAAGCAGATCAACTACCGTGCAGCCATTCGCGCCCAGGCGTGGCGTGAGGCTCGGGCTGAAGGGAAAGAGGGCAAGGCGTTCTCCGAGCATGTCGCCACTCGGCTCAATGAGGCTATCTCCCCGACCGGCTCTGCCTTCAATGCGAAGGGTGAGGCACTCAACGAGCGGGCATTGAGACAGGCCCGAGAGGCAACCTATACGCAAGACCTCGGGGCTGAGAGCGGGACTTGGTTCGGTAATCAGACCCTCGGTCAGAGCATCCAGAACTTCGCTGCGGCTCATCCGTATCTGCGAACCATCGTGCCCTTCATCCGTACACCGACGAACCTCTTCCGGTTCGTCCACAACCGCACCCCTGTCCTCAACCTCCTGCGGAAGCAGTACGCTTACGATTTCATGGGGAAGAACGGCCAGGAGGCGGCTGACCGTGCGCGGGCACAGTTCCTCTCTGGTGGCTTACTGTGGGCTGGCGCTATCTCCTACGTCCACTCAGGAGACGTGACCGGCGCAGGCCCGACCGATCCTGACATCAGGAAGGCCCTCATGGACACCGGCTGGCGTCCCTACTCGATCCGCGTCGAGAAGGAAGACGGAACGGTCCAGTACGTCCAGTACAACCGGTTCGACCCCTTCGGCATGTTCCTCGGCCTCGCTGCGGACTTCGCTGAAGTGTCCGGTGCGTATCCCGAGCGTGATCTTGACGAGACCGCCCTTGCGATGACAACGGCCCTCGCCAAGAACCTGAACAACAAGTCCTACCTCACCGGTATCATCAACGGCCTCGGCGCGATGGCTGAACCGGAGCGGAGGGGCGAGTTCTTCCTTCAGGGGCTTGCCTCGGGCTTCGTGCCGAACTTCATGCAGCAGTCCCTCAACGACGATCCTTACTTCCGTGAGGCTCGGTCGGTGATCGAGGCGATGCGGCGGAAGGTCCCCGGATACTCGGACGACCTCGATCCTCGCCGGAACGTCCTCGGTGAGAAGCAGTACATTCCCCCGGCGCTCGGTCCTGATTGGCTGTCCCCGGTGGTGACGGGCTACAACAAGAACGACACACAGCCCATCACTGAGGAATGGAAGCGGACCCCGAAGGAGGACGTTTACGACGAACTCTCTCGGGTCACGTTCCTGAACAACAGCCCGATCCGTCAGCCGGCCCGTATGCAGTACGGCGTTGACCTCACACAGTACCGCTCCCCGGACACTGGCTACACAGCCTATGACCGCTATCAGGAGCTTGTAGGTGTCGTGAAGGACAACGATGGGCTGACCCTGAAGGAGCGACTTGGGGAACTCTTCAAGTCGGACGAGTACAAGAACGTCCTCGGGGACGGTGACATCGGCGTGGATGGTGGACGTATCGAAGCTATCCGCAACGTCGTTGGTGCCTTCCGTCAGATGGCGCTTGACCAACTCCGTCAGGAAATCCCGCAACTGCACTACGACCTGATCGAGGGACAACGCAAGGAGTTCCTCTCGAAGGTCCAAGAGCAGTATCGACCAACTGAATAACCGGTGCAGTCACTGCACTAATCGTGGCCCTCGGAGCGATCCGGGGGCCTTTCTCTTTTAGAGGAGACTGATGGCTCTTTCCTACGTTCAGTACGAAGGTAATGGCACCCAAGAGACATTCGCCATTCCCTTCCCGTACCTCGACAAGTCCCACGTTGAGGTGCGCGTAGCTCTCGACGTACATCCGTACACTTGGGACGATCCTCAGACCATTCGTATCTCCCCGGCTCCCGCTCCTGGCGCGGTGGTCGAGGCACGGCGCATCACTCCGCGTGAGACCCGTATGGTGGACTTCGTGGACGGCTCGGTCCTCACCGAGAGCGACCTCGACCTTGCCACCGTCCAGACCTTCTACATCGTGCAGGAGGCTATCGACATCGCAGGCGGTACGCTGGAACTCCTGCCTGACGGGTCCTACGGTGCCGGTGGTCGGCGCATCAAGGAGGTGGGTACGCCCATCGAGGCCCGCGATGCGGTGACGAAGGAGTACCATGACGGGACGTGGATTCCGCAGATGAACGCGATCCTGTCCTCCACAACGACCGAAAGGCAGAACGCTCAGACTGCCCGTCAGGGTGCGGAAGCTGCCCGCGATGCGGCGATTGCTGCCCGCACGGCGGCTGAAGCTGCCCGCGATGCAGCGAGGACTTCGGAGACCAACAGCGCCAACAGCGCCTCGGCCTCGCAGTCTTCCCGGCTGGCGTCCGAAGCTGCCCGCGATCTGGCCCGCGATTGGGCCGAGAAGGCTGACAATACGGACGTGAACGGCTCGGGCACTCGCTCGGCTCGTCACCACGCCCGCCAAGCGGCCACCTCCGCGACCAATGCGGCGAACTCCGCTGCAACCGCCAACACCCACAAGGACACCGCTGCGGGTCACGCCACGACGGCCACCAACAAGGCCGCAGAGGCGACCACTCAGGCGAACCTTGCGAAGGATTGGGCGACCAAGACGGACGGTGAGGTTGTCGCCGGTCAGGGTTACTCCGCGAAGAAGTACGCGCTCGACGCTGCGGCCTCGGCTGAAGCGGCTAAGACCTGGGACCCGTCGCTGTACTATCAGAAGACGGAGGTGGACGGCTTCCTGGCCGGTAAGGCGAACCTCTCCGGGGCGAGCTTCTCGGGCGAGGTAACGGCCCCTCACCTGAACACCACCGGTCGCGTGAGGGTCGGTCAGGGGCAGGCTGATAGCTGGATCGAGATGCACGACTCCGACAACGGGGTCCGCTACATCCACAACAACAGCGGCTACATCGGCTTCGTTGGAAACCACGGCGGGTGGACCTTCCAGGTCAACGACAACGGCGACATCGTTGCTCCCCGAGGTGGCGTGACGTGGCGCAATGACGGTAACGTCTACATGCCGTGGGCTGGTATGTGGCTGTCGGATCGACTGAACGGTCGTCACGACACCTCGCACTCGGCCTATCGCTACAACTGCTACGAAATCCTCTACTGGCCGAACACCGGTACGCAGCACACCTCGGACGGTAACATCTACGCAACGTGGATGGGTGACTGGTACTCGAACCAGATGGTCCGCGTGTCGCCTAACCAAGTCATCTACGGCTACAAATACTTCGACGGTCGCCTCTATGCGCGTGGTCCGGCGTACCTCGAAGACGCCTACAACCGGACGACTTCCTCGGCGGCGAACGTCACCATCACGTCCTCCGGTCTCGTCTATCGGTACTCCTCGTCTAAGGAATACAAGAAGGACATCGAGCCTCTGGACGCGGCGATTGCCGATAGGGTCGTGGATGAGCTTCAGCCCATCTGGTATCGCCCGAGCAACGCTTCGTCGGATGACCCGAACCTGTCGTTCTACGGTCTCCTCGCTGAAGACGTGGCGAAGGTCGATCCGCGCCTTGTCATGTGGGACTACAAGACCCTGCGTGACGAGAAGGGTCAGGTTAGGCGCAAGCCGAAGAAGTCCAAGAAGGAACCCAAGTTCACCAAGGAAGGTGCCCCGATCCCCGAGGAGTTCGATCCCGAGGATGGGGCCGTCGAGCGGGCGAAGGAGAAGTCCCCTGAAGGTGTCTTCTACGACCGCATCGCTCTCTTCATGCTGCCTGTCGTGAAGCGTCAGAAGGCGCAGATCAAGGAGCTTGAGGACAAGGTCTCGACCCTCGAAGCCCGCCTCGCTGCCCTCGAAGCGAAGTTGGCATAAGTGCAGTCACTGCACCGATGGACGAGCAGAACCAACTCTACCTGATGTTGGGCCGGATCGACGGTAAACTCGACCACGCCCTCCAGCGTCAGGACAAGTCCGATAAGGAAGTGGAGGCCCTCTCAAAGAGGGTCTCCGCCCTCGAAAGCAGCAAGGCGTGGGTGATAGGTGCAGCCACTGCACTTTCCTCCCTTGTCGCCACCTCCATCCCATTCCTAAAGGATTGGCTTCTGAAGTAATGGCAAAGGCAAAAGACGAACTCCTCGAAATGCTTCACGGCGCATTGGCTGAAGAGTTCTTGCGCCGGATCAAGGACGGCACGGCTACCGCTGCCGACCTCTCCGCTGCCCGTCAGTTCCTCAAGGACAACGGCATCGACGCGGCTCCGAAGGAGGGTTCCCCCATGAACAACCTCATGGAGAACCTGCCCTTCGAGGCCAATGAAGATCACATCTACAACTAACGCGAAACAGGCCCGTAGAGGGCCGTTCTAGGGCCTCGGCTAGGGTAACACCTGCCGGGGCTTTTTTGCGTCTCCTACCCCGTTTTCTGATGAAAGAAGACCTCCTTTCTTCCACCCACTTATCCTCGCAGAAGGACCCGATCAGAGGTGACTTCCGTAACTTCCTTTACCTCGTCTGGAAGCACCTCAATCTCCCCGATCCGACACCCATCCAGTACGACATTGCGTCGTTCCTACAGCATGGCCCGAAGCGTTCGATCATCGAGGCGTTCCGTGGTGTCGGCAAATCGTGGGTAACTTCTGCCTACGTCATCTGGCTCCTACTTCGTGACCCCGATCACAAAATCCTTGTGGTCTCTGCGTCGAAGATCAGGGCCGACGACTTCACCACATTCACGCTGCGGCTCATCAACGAAATGCCGATCCTTCAGCATCTCAAGCCGAGGGCCGATCAGCGTTGCTCGAAGGTGTCCTTTGACGTGGGACCCGCGAAGGCGTCTCACTCCCCGAGCGTGAAATCAGTCGGCATCACCGGTCAGCTTGCGGGTTCTCGCGCTGACACCATCATTGCCGACGACATCGAAATCCCCAACAACTCCCAAACGCAGGCCATGCGGGACAAGCTGTCTGAACTCGTCAAGGAGTTCGACGCTATCCTCAAGCCAGGTGGTCGCATCGTCTACCTCGGCACCCCGCAGACCGAACAGTCTCTCTACAACCTCCTCCCCGAGCGCGGCTATCAGGTTCGCGTTTGGCCCGCCCGTATCCCCGACGAGAAGCAACGGATGGTGTATGGCGAGCGTCTCGCTCCGTACATCGAGGAGCTGATCGACAAAGGCTGGAAGGCGGGTTCCTCTACGGACCCTCGACGGTTCAACGACGACGACCTCTTCGAGCGTGAAGCCTCTTACGGTAAGGCAGGCTTCGCCCTTCAGTTCATGCTCGACACTCGCCTCTCGGACGCCGACCGGTATCCGCTGAAGGTCTCCGATCTGATCGTCATGAACATCAACCCGGAGATGGCCCCTCTCAAGTTGGTGTGGGCTGCATCCCCTGAGTTGGTCCTGAACGAGCTACCGAACGTGGCCTTTGCGGGCGACCGCTATCACCGGCCTATGTTCGTGGAGAAGGATTGGGCACCGTTCACCGGGACGGTCATGGCTATCGACCCCTCCGGTCGTGGTGGTGACGAGACCGGCTATGCCATCATCAAGTTCCTCCACGGCTACCTGTATGTGGTCGCTGCGGGAGGTCTCCCCGGTGGCTACGACGATGAGACCCTCCTGAAGCTGGCACAGATGGCGAAGCTCTATGGGGTCAATCATGTGGTCGTTGAGGCGAACTTCGGTGACGGTATGTGGACGAAGCTGTTCACCCCTGTCCTCAACCGCGTCCACCCCTGCATGATCGAGGAGGTCAAACACTCCATGCAGAAGGAGAAGCGGATCATCGACACCCTGGAACCGGTCATGATGCGGCACAAGCTCATCATCGACCCCAAGGTCATCGAGCAGGACTACAAGACCGTCTCTCAGTACCCACCGGAGAAGCAGCAACACTACATGCTCATGCACCAGATGACCCGGATCACGAAGGACCGTGGCGCTCTGGTGAAGGACGACCGCCTCGACGCTCTGGCTATCGCTGTCGCCTACTGGACAGAACAGATGGCGAGGGACGAGGACAAGGCGGCTGCGGCTCATCGGGAGAAGATGCTGCAAGAGGAGCTAGACAAGTTCCTCGCAGGCTTCGGCAAGAAGGGTCCAGCAAGGAACCTGTGGGTGCGGGTATAAGTGCAGTCACTGCACCGGTAGCGTCCGCGCCTTTTTAGAAGTGCAGTATCACTGTACCTGTCATAAGTGCAGTGGTACTGCACCTTAATTAACCCTCACCTTCAGGGGGGACCGGAGGTCCCCATCCTATAGGGTATTCAAATAAGTGTACTTAAAGGTTACATAGGGGTCTCGGGGGTCCTGCTTCGCAGGCCCTCCCTTCGACCCCTACTACCTTGGTTATGCCCTATGAGACTGACCTCCTCACTTCTCCTCCTCCCCCTCCTCTCCTCCCCGGTCCTTGCCTGCCCCTCCTATGACGTGGGCTGCATCAACCGGGAGAACTCCTATAGGTACTCTCAGCAATCCCAGGAGTGGGCCTATAGGGAGCAGCAGAAGATGCAGCAGTGGCAAACACAGAACCAGCTTCGCCACATGCAGGACCAGATGACCCACATGAACCACCAATACGGTCATCGTATAGGAAGCCCGTACAGGCCCTTCTAGTGGCCTCGGGTACTTCCCTACTCTTGGGGTCTTCTTTGGCCGTCTACGGCCTCCGTAGGCCATCCTACGGGGGTTTCTTTGGGGACACTTGGGGTTTACTGAGGGGACCTGGATGTTTTGGTGCAAAAATCTGAGAGCCTTCCCCACGCTACGGCGAGGCCCTAGTCCCCCATAGCCCCCAAACTGGCCGATCCTCGACCCTTCGGGTCGGCCCAAAGCTGACCTTCGGTCACAACTCCGGTCACAGCCTTCGGCTAAGTCATTGAAATCATTAGCATTGCAATAGATTAAAGATGGGGTGGACTGCCCTATCGGGGCCTTTGAGGGGACCTTGAGGGGCCTCTATGGGGCATTGGTGCAGTCACTGCATGTTTCCTGCCTTCGTTTTGCATCTATTGTTTTCGACTCCATCCACCTCAGTCCACCTCAAGGGACACCATCGGTCCACCATCGGGACCGGTGCAGTGGCTGCACCTATAGGCTAGGGCCGTTGGCCCATTGGACACCAAATCAGTCCACCAAATCAGCCCGCAAATCAGTCCAAATCAGCTACCCAAATCAGTCCACCAAACGGGACCATCTATTGTTTTCGAGGTGACTGTGACGGGGCTAAGTCATTGAGACACAAGGCAAATCAAAAAAGTTCAAAAAAAGTGCAATTAGTCCCTTGACGGGAACAGTTCCCTCGATTAGCTTAATGACCATCGACGGACGCCAAACGGCCTCCCGAGATGGTCGGAGCGAAGAAAGCCCGAACGCCACATAAGGCCCGCGAGGGGCACAAGGCTAAGGCTCGATCCTCCTACCGCTCTTTGACAAGTAAATCCGCTCCCTACTGATCCGCATGAAGCGGGATCGAGGCCGAAGCCGAGGTCATGTGCAGTGACTGCACCATACGAGGCGACAGCAGAGCCAAGTCAAGCGAGGCGAAGCACGGCAAGCGATCCAAGGTAGGGCCTTAGCGTAGAGGGAATGGTCCCTCCTGAAGAGACCCGCGACGGGTCGAAACGCTAAGGAGAAGCATCATGTTCGATACGGTCAACGAAGCCGAAGCCTTCACCAAGGAAGAGACCAAGTCCGGTTATGACTGGACCGGCGATAACTTCCTGAAGGATTGCGCCGAGACCATCAACGAACGCTATGCCCGAGCCAAGGCTGCGACCCGCAACTCGCTCGAAGACCTCCGGGTCGTCGGTGAGAGACTGAACGAAGCCAAGGAGTTCTTCAGCGACAAGGGCAAGGGTGCGTTCGGTGGATGGGTCGAAGCCCAAGGCTTCCCGTTCGATAAGACTTGGCGGGCACGTCTCATGAAGCTGGCTGCTAACTGGGACGCCATCATGGAGGCTGTCGAAGCCTTGCCTGAAGACAAGCGCAAGTGGTCGGTGGATGGCGTCTTGGCTATCTGGGCCGCTGCGGAAAAGGCCAAGGCACAGCCCGAAGGTGACACCCAAGGTGAAGCCGAAGGTGAAACCGAAGGCGAACCCAAGGCCAAGGCTAAGAAAGAGACCGAAGCCGAGCGGCTGCGTCGGGAACTGGCTGAAGCTCTCGAACTGATCGAGAAGCTGAAGGCAGAGAACGAGGCACTCAAGGCCAAGGCTGACGGTGGAGCCAAGGCGAAGGCCAAGGCGAAGCCCGAGGAACCCAAGGCAGGCAACACTGGCACAGTCGATGCCGTCACCAAGAAGCGGGCCTCTAAGGTGTGGGGTCTCTACACCCGAGGCGCTACCGATGGTGAGAAAGACGCTGCAAAGGCACGTCTCGAAGAGATGGCCGCGAAGTTCGGTCTGGACTTCGACGCCTTCGTCAAAGCCTGCGGGCTTGCTTAATTTGCGCGGACGGTTCCGTAACAGGAACTGTCCCGCGTCTTGGACTGATGCCGTCCAACTGATGAGGCCAAGGCAGGCCGAAACGCAAATCAACGCTAAGGAGAAGTGACATGCGCGAAGCTCGTATCATCCTCCCTCTCGCTGACAACGACGGGAAGCCGGTTGATACCGCTCATGAGTACCTGAAGGGTCGCCTCTGCCGTCTCTTTGGCGGCTTCACGGCTACTCCGGTTATGGGCGGCTGGATGGATGACAGCGGGCGGCTCTATGAAGACCGCTCAATCGCCTATGACGTGGCGATGGAAGACACCTACGAGAACGCCCGCAAGGTCGGCTCGATTGCCGAGATTGCAGGTCAGATGGCGAAGCAACTCGCCATGTATGTGCGGCTCCCGAATGGGAACGTCCAAATCCTCAACATCGAACCCGCAGCCGAAGCCGCAAAGGCTGCTTAATCGCGCCCCTACGGTTCCCCTTCAGGAACCGTTCGGTCTTCCCCTGAAGCCGGGGAACTGATGAGCCGAAGGCACGGCGAAACCGAACGCTAAGGAGACAGCTATGGAACTGCTTACCGATGCCATCAAGGAAGCCTTGCTTGCCAATGGACGCCGCACGGCCCAAGGCGAGACCATAGACCCGCATCCGGTCTGTAAACTCTTTACACCGGACGCCGGGGCTACCTGGCTCTTGACGGAATTGGACCCGCTCGATCCCGACATGGCCTTCGGTCTCTGTGACCTTGGGCTAGGCGAACCCGAGATTGGCTATGTGTCATTGACCGAAATCAAAGCCATCCGGGGACGCCTCGGGCTACCCGTTGAGCGGGACCTCTACTTCAACGCCACCCTGCCCTTGAGCCTCTACGCTGAGAGGGCACGACTCCAAGGGTGCATTGCAGCCTAAACGTGCAGTCACTGCACCTATACACCGCCTGATGAGACCATAGGGTCGAAACCTAGAGAGGGTGCTTTAGTTTCCCTCTCGACGGTCGCGGTGGATACCCCTTTTGAGCCTACGCCGCACCGATCAAATTCCTGTCAAGGAACAAACCCATTATTGACTTGAACCCAAAAATGGGTTCATCTCCGTGCGCCAAGGGCAATAAGAATGAGAATCCACCAACAGCTTTGGGACATGGGACAAGCCGTCCGTGCCGTAGACCCGAAATTCGATGTCACGGCATGGCTGGTCTTTCTTTATGTCGCCAAGAACCCTGGCACAGGTTCAGCGTCCATCGTCAAGGAACTCGACCTGTCCCAAAGCACGCTCTCTCGGACAGTGATTTACCTGTCCAATCTGCCTAACGGCTTAAACCTGATAGCGATGGAGCCGAACCCGGAGGATCGGAGACAGCACCGTCTTTATCTGACCGAGAAAGGTGAGGCTTTCCTAAAGTCGCTGCGTAAAATCATTGGGGGCTAAGACCCTCAGATCACCTCAGAACTCGATGTGTGTGTCCGTTGGGTGCAGTGACTGCACCTGACGCGGGAGGTCGCATCCCAAAGCTGCCTCCCACTTGGTCGCCTAACTTGGGACGAAGGATAAACCGTACAGAATAAACGGGGACTACAAAAACCATGACAACTAAGTTCGCTAAAGGCTTAACCATTCCGTCTTATGCCGAACTGTTCCTTGAGTGGAACGGTGACATGCGCTCTCCGTTTCGCTATACGAAGGACGAGGAAGGTACTGTCGAGGTGCAGTTTGGCCCGATGTATCTGTCCATTGACATCGTCCGTAACAAGAAACGACTGACCCTAGAAAGGACATTCAATGGCTATGAAGCCGCTCTCCCGAGCGATCATGTTCGTCGAGGAGTTCCGCAAAGTAGACCCGGAGCTTCCGATGCACTCGGCCTTGATCCTCCTTCTGATAGCTCAGAAGCCGGGGATCAACCTCAAGGAACTCGTTCAAGCGACCGGGCTGGTGAAGTCGAGCGTGTCGCGTAATGTTGCCGCCCTCTCAAAAGAGTACGGGGGCAAGGGCCTCATCACCATGACCGAAGACCCTGCGGATCGTCGGAACAAGGTCGTGAAGCTCACTCTTGAGGGCGAACGTATGGTGCGTTCGCTCCTTCACTACATCGGAGAAGAGGAGACCGTCTAATGGCAGTAAGGCCAAGAGGCAAAGGCTGGCAAGCCGACATCACGGTCAAGGGTCGAAGGTACAGAGAGACCTTCGAGACCGAGGCCGCAGCTAAGGCTTGGGAGCATGAGGCAAGGGCCGCAGTCCTACGCGGGGACCCTTTACCACGCGCTAACGGTTCCTCTGACGGGACCCCTCCTGAAGGCGAACAGATCGACAGAGGGAACAATACCCTTGGGGCGATCCTCGACCGCACCTTCCAAAGGTTCTGGAAAGGCGGCGCATCCGAGAAAACCATGCTGATCTACATGAGGCAGTTGGAGGCTTACTTCGGGGCCGCAACCCCGATCCATCAGATCGACACGAACGCCATCGACGGGTTCATCGACTACAACATCGCCAATCACAACTCGAATGGCTCCGTGAACCGGAAGCTGGCTTGTCTGTCCAAGGCGCTCCGCTACGCCCGAGACCGAGGGATCATCCAGTTCATCCCGAAGATCGAGCGCAAGAAGGAGGGCATCGGTCGTATCCGCTGGCTGACCCCGGAGGAAGAGAAGGCTCTGCTAGACCTCCTCCGCTCCTGGGAGAAGCCGGAACACGCCGAGGTCGTCACGCTCCTCATCGACACCGGAATGAGGCCCAAGGAACTCTATAGCTTGGCCCCTCGGGACGTGGACCTGAAGCACGACACCATCACTATCTGGAAGAC